TTTTTGTTTTTTAGGTGCTTCCTTTTTAGGTTCTTCTTTTTCAATAGTGGCACCAATAGTATCATTTATTACTGCTTCTGCTGAAGCCTTTGGCTTAGTCTTTTTCTTTGGTATGGTGATTACTACATCGCCTTCTTCTACCGCTTCAATCTTTGAAACAGAAATACCAAATTCTTTTGCGGTCTTTTCAACCTGGGTGATTTTTTCTTCTGACATTATTCCTCCGATTATATTATAACAGATTAATGAACCAAAAAAGGGACAGAAGCCGAAGCCTCTGTCCCACTTAAATGGGCTAACTCAAGATTATAGGCTTGAGTCGATTGAGTCGCTGTCAACGTATGCGATAGCGTCCTGCTCTTCCCACTGAATACCGAAACGTACGAATACGGTGTATTCAATGGTGTCCTTCTTTGCTACGTAGAAACGGTTTACAGTGATGTCTCTCTGGAAACCCCAAATACGGTTGCTTGGGAAGGTAAGGTCAACGAAGCCTTCTGGGTAGTAAGGAACTTCCATGACAGGAATACCTAGTACACGAGTAGTACGAGCATCGCCTAGAACCTGGTTGTTACCATCCAAGTAAGCGTTACGATATTCGTATGACCAAATGTTGTTTGCAGCTGTACCATTCTGACGTACAATGCCCTGGAATGCTGAAGTTCCTGCGTAGAACTTTAGACCAGTCTTTAGAGCACGATACTTACGTGGTAGGCGGTCAACAACTTGCTGTAGTACTTCTGGTGTGAATGCGTTGTTAGCAACTGTAGCAACGTATTCGTGTGCCCAACCATCGGTCTTTGTACGGTTTACGAAACCTTCCATAATGTTAAGGAAGTTGTTCGCACCTGTACCTGTACCATTGATTGCTAGGTCTTCGATGTCATTGGCAAAAGCCTGTGTCATCAAACGAACTAGGTGGTCTTCAAGAGCAGCACCTTCGATGTTGTCTTCAAGAGCTTCGGATGATACTTCCCAGTCAAGACGAATCTTTTTGGTAGTAAGTTCAACCTTGCTGAATGTAGCACCAGCGTTTGTGTAGGTTGCATCACCTTGGTTGGCAGCACGGATAACACGCTCACCAACGTTAACCTTTTCAAGTTCCATGATGTTGGCTCGCATTGTGACACGACGACCATCTTTTGCAAGAACGGTACCGTCCCAAACGTACTCAATGAATCTACGAGCCTGTTCAGGACGTAGAATACCAGCACCAGCGAATGTTGGGTTTAGCTCACGTGATGGGTCAACTGCGTTAGAACCAGTTGTCACACCATATTGAGCTGTTGGGATGTTACCAAGTACTGAAAGACCTGGGTTTGTTACACCACCAATGTTTCCAGATGCAAAGCCACCCTGAGCATTTACTTCTGCTGCAGTGTAACCACCTGAACCTGGATAGTTTTTATTAATAATTTCTTCCGACATAATTTTCACCTCCTAGTGAATTTGATTTATCTAAACAAATCGGATGTTTTGAGGAAACTTCCGCCCCATAGGGATTTCTCAACCTGTTCTGGTTGATGCTGTAGAACCTCACTGAGGTCTCCAGATTTGCGGAAAGCGGTATCTGCTTCTACTGCGTCAATTCGCTTTCCGAAATTGTTAAAGTCTGATTCTGCATCTTCAATTTTTGCTGATACAAGATTAAGTGACTTTTTAAGTTCTGCCATGTCGTTAACTAGTGCTGTGTTAGCATCTGCTAGTGACTTGACAATTGCTGTGATGTCGCTAAAGGCTGTTGTAACAGTTGAAGCTAGTTCGGTAACAGACTTAGCAATTGCTGCATCTTCTCCGACAACTTCTTCTACAACTTCTTCTACAATGGCTGGGTCTGTGTCAACAGCAGGAGCCTCAATGGCTTCTTCTGCAACAACAGTCTCAACAACTTCTTCTGTAGCAGGAGCGTCAACTACAACTTCTGCCTCTGGAGCGACTTCGGCTACTACTTCATTTACGATTTCGTCTGCCATGTTATCATTCTCCTTATTTATCTTAGTAACGTTAATGCCTTTAGCACTATCAACTAAGAACTTTAGCATTTCTGTTTTTTCGTTATCATTTTTCTCAACGAAACCAATGTTCTGCATAGGTACCCCAGTTGTTGGGCTTACCTCTGTTTCTTTTTCTGAAAGCAAGACTAGTCCTGACTCAGAATCCCAGAATACATTTTCGATAATTGTGTCAACGCTTTCACCTTTGAAAACATCAACTCCATCTACCTTTTCAACAGAAAGAATACTTGCAAATTGATTTGCAGGTGTGTCTACAAGAGATAGTTCCATTAAGTCGTAGTCTTTGATAATACGAACTTTTTTTGAAACTTCTTCATTATAGGCAGTATCATACTTATTCATTTTGCCACCAATAGAAAAACCAGAAAGAGTTCCGTCTAGAACTTTTTCCCAAGTGTCTTGAGCACCTTTTGAAATATATGTAGATACGTAAATACCAGAATACATCTTTTTTGTTTCTGGGTCAAAATATTTATCTTCTTTAAAGGAAACCATCTTGCCAACAGCTACAGGTTGGTGCATTTCACGGATGTTTCCACGGAATTTTTGGAATGCCTTCATTGAGGCTTCTGGTGTGACAATATCATTTTGTCTGTCAACATTATCAAGTGTGGCAAAGCCAGAGACGATACGCCTCTCTTTATCTACTTTATTAAATGGCATCGACAGGCGAACATTGTCGCCATCGGTATCCCAATGAGCTTTTTGAATAGTCATATTACCTTAATTATATACCCTTTTTATGGGTATTGTTATTCTATTGTAACACACTTTTAATTTGAAGCTCTACCTTCACCCTGGGCATTTCTTCCAGTGGTGGTGGTTGTGCTATCAGAAGCATTATTTGCTCGTTCTGCATCTCTTGCTCTGTTACCTGCTAGGTTAGCACGAGCATCAGTTGCTTGTCTTGAGGTAAGTTCCATAGGAGTTGCTCCATCTCCATCTGGTCTTTGTGCAAGACCAAGAATTTCACGAGCTTCATCTGGAACCATAATCTGAGTCTTAACATAACGCTCAAGAATTTGTGACTGAGCAACTTCGTCTGTAAGTGTAAGTTCATTAAACTTAAATTCTAGAAGGTCTGTCTTTTCTTTTACTATTCTGTTAATCATCTTTTCTAGTGATGTTTGTGCTGGTCTTGCTACCTGCTCTTTGAATGTTCGGTCTTGTGCTAGTGCTGCTGCAACTCCTCCTGCATCACCACCACCAATTTTTGAAAGTGGAACTTGGTGAGCAACAAGAATGTCATCACGATTACGAATACGATATTCATTAAATGATGCCTCCTGGACACCATTCTCAACAGGTTCCATTTTAAACTCAACCTTGTTGGTTTCTGTATCTCCTGGTAGTGGAATATATAGTGTTCTATGATTCTGCCCCTTTAGACTTGTCTGTAGGAATCTAAACATCTTGTCTTCGGCATCAGACGATAGCTTTGCACCCTTTAGAGTAATGATGTAGCGAGGAACACCCTTGTTGCCAAAGTAATCAATGTTATACTGTGAAGCCAACTGGTCACCTTGTAGTGCAGTAATTGCAGAAATAATATCTGGAACACCATAGTATGTATTTAGTGGCGAGTATTCCTTGAAGTGAATAATTTCATTTGGGCGTGGGTCGTCAGTAATTAGGTTTGCATTGGTTGCTCCAAAATTACGGAAGTAAACAACTTTGTTTCCAATAATCTGAACGTATCCATCCTTGAGTCTACGAACACGCATTGTTACAGCAGGAATGTGACCAATATAGCCAATCTCTCCTGTAGTAGTTCTACCAATCTCAAGATAACCATTACCCATTGACTGAACATCTGTGTATACCTTCATCATGGTGTTTGTGAATGAGTCTTCATCATTTAGTGATTCTAGCCAGTCATTCATTTCTACCTTGGCTCGTTCGATACGCTTGCGAGCTTTTTCTGTAGCAGATTCATTGTTTGATGATTCTAACATCATCATAGTTCTACGAGTGGTCTGGAACATATAGCCAAGACCAACAATATTTTCTACTTTTGCATCAATGGCAGCGTGGTTAGCAAATGATGTGTCATAGTAGTTTGCAAGTTCAAATAGGTTCCAGGGTGGTGTAATTACATCAAATAGACCGTAGGCATTTCTGAATACTGTTCCTGGATTAATCTCTTTTGACTGTGCTCCACCAATACCAGAACTAATTCCCATAGCACTATCAATATATTGTGCTGTTGGTTCTGCCTTAGTAAATGAACGAGTAGTTCTTCTTTTAAAATTTGTATCTAGACCATTAAAGGCTTTTACATCATCCCAGGATTTATTAAATGGGTCTTGTTCTGTAAACTGGTTACGCTCTTCTTCAAGTTCTGATAGCGATGCAGGAATTCTGTATTCGTATTCTTCCATTATTCCTCATCTCCGTATAGGGCAATTGTGTCTTTCGCTGCCTGTACAGCACCAAGGTCATTTAGGTTTGGAATAAAGCCTTGTTTCATTCTGTCTACCTGCTCACTGTGCTCTTCGTCTGAAATTCTTCCAAGACCAGGATAAAATATTGGTTTACCATTTGGCTCTCCCCAATATGTTGCTGCATCTTTAAGTTTTG